TTGCATCAATTATTTGTCCCATTACTCAACCCCTCCATCAGTATCACTATTAAGTGCGGTATTAATCGCCTTTTTTAACTTAGGTATTCCCCAAGTTTTCTTAGCGTCAATACCCAACTCTTTAGCGTGTGCTAATAATTCTGTCTTTTCGTCAATAACTGGAGCTTTAACGTCTAGCCCTTCCATCGCCTTATCATCTTTATCATCTACTTTAACTTTTAACTTTTCTGCCTTTTCAGCTTCTTTAGCCGTCTCTATATCTCTTTTAAGCTTAGCTTCATACTTAATAGTAAATTGCTTGTGCTCAATTTCAAGCCTTTCAATTTCTAAAGTATAATCTTTAAGCATTACATTCTGACCTTCCTTAAGGAAACCATCTTGTGCATCTTTAAGCTCAGTCAAGTTTTTAACTTGCTTAGCTAATATTTTAATTCTATCACTAAAAACTTTATCGTATGCTTCTATTGGTAAAGTATCATTCTTTTTCATCGCTCTAAGTTTGTTTGCTGCTGGGTTTAAGTCACCAGTTTGGCGTTCAACTTTCAACTTCTTTGCTGCAATAATTAACTGCGATGCTTTCATGTTCTTTTCCATAACGTGTTGTCTTCGTCTTGCCTTGTTTACCATTTGTGTAGAATTAGGGTCATAATCCTTTAAACTTAATATTTTTTCTTGTGTGCTTACCATTTTATTCCTCCTATATTATTTTGCCGTTCTTATCAAAACTAATGCCCATAGAAAAACCTCTTTTGACTTCTCCATTTTTAAATGCCCTATCATACTTTACTCTCTGTATGTTCTCTGTGTCATAGCCTGCTTTTTTATCGGCATTACTTTCCTTTATTTCTTTTTCAACTTTCATATCATCAGGCATTATGCGGTCTGCCCTATCCCCACCATCAGTAAATTCTATATCACCTATTTTATAATCTTTCATTACTTTTTCTTTTTAGGTACTTTAACTTCTTTTTTTTCAAGGTATACTAATTGCTCTTGTAATATTGTATAAGCTCCCTGTAGTCTTTTCAAAAAATCATAAATCTCTGTACGCTCATTATTAGCTTTTTCAAGTTGTGCTTCCCCTTCTTTAAACTTCGCGTTAATCTCTTCTATTTTCTTTTCTATTTGTGCTTTCATCTATCCTCTCCTTGTTTGTTATTTGAGTGGGGTTTCGGAATAAACCTAGCCCCACCCATTGAATAAAACCTTAACGGTTCATTATTCTATCATTTATGCTACAACTGCACCATTGATACCTACAATCTGCCATGCAGAATTAGTAAATAATAAATGTACTGCATCTCCAACCGCCGCAAAAGTGATTGTTGAACCACCGTTTAAATGCGCTGGAGTTAATGTACCATCATCAGAGTCAACTATCATAGTAATATACTTGTGTTGACCTTCTGCACCATCAGCTAAAGTTAAAGCGTCTGCGCCTGTAGTTGTAACCTCTGTAATCATATTAGTCACATCTACCGCACCAGCACCACTTAGTGATTGTGTTCCGCTAGTAACAAGTAATCCTGTAAGAGTTGTTGAACCTGCAACTGATAAAGTTTCGTCAAAGACAACTCCACCATCATCTACTTTTAAACCTTCAACATTAGTTCCTAGTGCACTAATATATAATGCATAGTTACCTGCTGTCCCTGCTCCGGTTAATTGTCTGATCTCAACCGTGTTTCCATCTGCACCAGCATAATCCCCTGTAGAATTAACTTTAACTGCTGTTGCTCCATTTGCTAAGTTACCAGTATGAGCGATATTAAGGACCGCCCCATCTGCCGTACCTGCACTTGCAATATCAATAGCTGAACCTGCTACATTAGTTCCCATGTTAAGATCAATAGCATTTCCTGTAGCGGCACCAGTTCCATAGGTAATATCTAAACCATTACCAGTATGAACACTGTCTACATTAATATCAATTAAATCTCCTGAACCAGTGTTTGTGCAATTAACGTCTAATAACGATATATTACCTGCACCGTCAAAAGTAACATCAATAACATCTGCTGTTCTTGTAACATTACCACAATCGATATTCATAAACCCATAAGCAACACCTAAGTTGAGGTCTGCGTTTATAACATATCCAGTAGTCGCCGCTGCGCCAATAGCAACATCTAAAATTGAACCAGTATAAATACTAGTCACATCAATATCAATTAATGAAGATGAAGCTGCTCCTATTTGGGTAACATCTACATCTAAGAGAGTACCACCGGACGCACTAGAAAAAGTACCATCCAATTTAACTTTAGCTAATGCTGCTGTTCTTGCGCCTGCACCAGCATCAATATACAATGCTCTACCGCCAACTGACGCATCTAAATCAATACCAATAGTATTCCCGGTGTTAGTACCTGATTTACTAAGAGTAAGAGTATTAGTTGAACCTGTTGAAGTATCTGAAATTGCAATAGCTCCAGCGTTAGCCGTGATTGTTTGCCCTGCAATATAAGCGTTTCCTAAACTTGGTACTTCATCAGCTCCTAATGTAGGAACCAATCTATCTACTCCAGCAACGTTTATATGAAGTCCGTCACTTTCTAACCAATATGCACCACGAGTACCTCCGGCTTTAACCTTAGTATCGTAAGCAGTGCCATCACTAAATAATACACTAGACGGCTCTGACGTTTGTAATTCTAATATAATTACTTCATCAACATCTAAACCACTAGGGTATCTTGATAATCTTGCTACCATTTTACTTCTCCTTCCTACTTGCCCCCCGGATTTTCACCGGAGGCTGAACCCACATAGGGACGTTCGGTTTAATTAATTATCTATGCTACACCTGTTGAACCTAAAATTCCTTGCCAATCTGTATGACCAACTGAATATCTTTCTCTAGCTTGGTATTTTAGATTGCCTGAATCTTGGTCAATAAATTGTCTGAACATTGGTTTAACTCTCCAAAAGAATCTACCTTTTTTCTTAAGGCTTGGTGCCACTAAGAAATATGCAGTTGTACTTGAAAGATATGGATTAACCACAATCTTTTTAATACGATTCTTATAGATGTTAATTGCATTGTTTGAGTTTTGAGGTGTCAAGATTGAACCAGCTAACTCTTCTGCCATTTGTCTCAATTCTGGTGGAATAACTAGAGTAGTATATTCTACCGGAACATTCAAATTAGCTTCATTAACAATGTTGTCCGCTAACTGATACATAGCTTTTAATCCGTCAACACTAAGAGCAAGCGTTTCAGCGTTGTCGCCAGTGCTTGCTGAGTTGATAAGATTGTGAGTAGACGAACATAATTGTCCACCATCCGTACCTGTTGAACCAGCCGAGAACGCATCATCTAAAAGCGCAACTGCTGAATTTTCACAAGCCGCATATCCACCACGAGCCATTTCTTTAGCATTATCCATGATTCCGGTAGTCTGGTTATCTTCAACCATTTCTTCGGAAACATCAAAGGCATCTGTAAAAGTTGAATGTTCGTATGTTAGTTCTGTACCTTGTGCATAATCACCATAAGTAAATTCTGCCGCTTCTGTTTTAGTAGTCCATATTGGTCTACCACCTACTGTATTTTCTCGTTCAATATTTTTCTTTGAGCTATCAACATCGCAAAACGAAGTATAAAGCGTTGGATACATTTTGAATTCATCAAAAAATACTTCCTTGATTTCAGGAAATGATTTCATTAATGAAGCAAAAGAGCTTCTTACGTTTGACGCTGTTGGGTCGTAACTTCCACCTACTGCCATAATTATTAGTCCTTTCTAAACTAATGGAATACCTTTTAAGGTCTTGTATTCCTGTTTGCATAATTTTTCAATTCTCTCGTTGGTAAATCTTTTACCGCCTAAATCAATTTTACGCTGTTTCATACCTTTAACCATACTCTTAAAAGCAGGCAAATTAGCGTACTTATATTTACTTGGCACTCCATTACCACCAGTAGATACTAATCCTTTTGTTTTAGTATCTATCTTCTTAATCTTTCCACCTGTCTTTTTCAGGCGGTCAACTTGCTTAATGTCTTTGTCAACTTTTCCAGTGCGTCTTTGATAGTCTTTATACAAATCAGTGAGTGTCTCATCACCATTGATATAAGCATAATAAAGATAATCTTTCTCTTTAAGATAAGCCTCAAACTTCACAATATCTTTGTTGCTATGCGCTGCTCTAAACGTAACCTCTTGTTGCTTTGCTTCGTCTTTTAATTCTTCCTTTAAAGCGTCATGCTCTGCTATCAAGTCTTCTCGTTTAGATTCCCACGTTGCAAGTTTTATTTCATACTTGCGCTGGTCCGCTTCATCCAAATCTCCATACTGGTCCTTCTTTGGCTCTTCTGGTTTTTTAAGGGCTTCATTACGTTTAATAACTTTATCAAACTTTTTCTTGATTCCCTGTAATTCAACCTGAGATTCGGTTATCTTTTTTTCTATTTCAATGTTCTTTGACTCGTCATCGTCATCATCGTCGTCACTATCATCATCGTCACTGTCATCATCTTCATCGTCATCAACATCTTCTAGGTCAATATCATCAATGTCATTGTCATCGTTATCATCAGAATCTTCTTTCTTAGCCTTTTTATTAGACTGATCGGAATCATCTGAATCATCATCGTCGTCAATTTCATCTCCCATATCAGGATTATCTATTAATGCCGGGTTAATCTCGTCATCTTTGATAGTCCCATCTACTATTTCTACATTCTCTTTTTCTGTGTCTACCATTTTTATCGCTCCTATTCTTTTTTTCTGTAATGCTTTTAAGTTAAAGCCTGTATCTGTTCTTCTAACATTCGCACCCTTCCTTTTAATATCAAGCAAGGTTCATCACTAGCAATTATTGCAGTTACTAATGCTTCACGCCTCCCTTTTAAATGCTGTCTATAAGGCTTAAAACTTGCCTTATGTTTAATAATCCACGTTTGTTCAAGCTCTAATTTACTGTTGAGGTCCACCTTCTTGTGCCTCCGCCATTACACCATTAACAGTATCAAGTGCGTCTTGATTCCCGTTCTCTTTTAACCTATTCATTGATTCACCAATCATAGCGTTTGTCATTTCAGATTGTTGTGCGAGTGCTGTTAATTCCTCTTTAGCTTGGATTAATTCTTTAAGCGGATTAAATGTAGGGAATAATCTATCAAGATCAGAGACGCCTATATTTTTTGCAATATCAGTAATTACATATTCCCAATCTAGTTTCTCTACTATTTCCAATCCTAATGCTGGCTTAATTGCAGCGGTTTGTTGTACTATTTGGCCTAATGATTGTAATAGGCGCATCATTTTACCTATTTGCTTTTCGGATTCCACTACCCTTTTAATAGCAGTGAAGGTAAAATCTACATCTAACAATACATCAGGAAAATTAATTGGTACTTGTTGCCCCTCTTCATTGTTATACATTAATTCTTCTGGGTCTAGCATTATAGGTAAGTCTATTTCTGGGTTTAAATATTCTTGATAGTTTTCATAACAAGTATCTGCATAACCTTTAATCATTGGACCAGCTTCAAACTTGCCTAAGTTAGCATTGATACGTTCATTACCCGCACTAATAGCTGTTTGAATACCAGTAGCCGTTTTATCAACTTCTGTATCTGACGGCATACCAGCAAGTAAATTAGTAGCGCCTGTGCCGTGTTGTATCGATTGATTTAATAAATTAACAACATCTAACCCTGTTGAGCTTGGTGCTTTACCCCCTAGCTCTGCCCATGTAAGTATTGGTTTAGCTCCTGAACCTAATAGCGCTGATAGTCCGGGGACGTTATCAAACTTTCCGGGTTTAGCACTGGCAAAAGATTTATTAGGTAATAGTTGAGGGTCTTTAAACCCACCACCTTTAATTTCAAAAGAGCTTAAATCAAACACTTGATTAAATCTTGCGTTCTTAGATATGTAAGATGGATATTGCTCGTCGCTTAAACTGATTCCATAAGCATAACCGGGGATAGTAATATAACAATCCTTCTTGATAATATCGCCTATGCTATCTACGGGTGACTTTCTAAGGCCAACTATCTTATCGTCTTTTAAATAAAATGCTTCATACACACAGCGATCATCACCTTCACCATAATAAAAATAAACTAAGTATGTGTCGTAAACCTTTGCTCCATCTACATTTACAGTGCTATCATCAACTGATCGGCTATCTTGTGCCTCGTCTATATCTGAGTCTGTGTTTTCCGATTCAAAATCTTTGATATAATCTGCCATATCTTTTGCAATTAAACCATCTGCTTCTAGCGCTAGTAATTCTTTATAACTCTTTTGACAAAGAATAAAGCAAGCCTCTTGGTTGTCCATCTTTTCAATGCGTGTGTGAATGTAAACTTTTTTAGTATCTAAATGTTCGTAAGATGTATATTTTTTCTCTGTAATATTATAAGCCTCATAAGGTTCTGGCTCTATTTGTGGCACTCCATCAATTAAAATAGGTTGTCCGTTATCATCTAAAACTTTATCTTCCATAACCCTATGCTTAACTTCATCAACTGTGAATATTGTCCGGGCGAAACATGTACCATAATTTAATCTATCCTGAATAACTTTTTCAACCTCACCTCTAAAATCTGGTGCTATATCAAAATTATGTTTAACTAAATTTTTGGCGATTATTGTATCTTCTTGTCCGCTCACCTTTGTTGGTTTAGCTTCAAACATATCTTTATTAGAGAAGATTGCGTTAAGTTCTCTGGTCCTTATGATCTCGATAGTAGCATGAAAGTCCGGTAACATAATATTTGAAGTGCCTTTGTACTCGTACTCTTCTCTATCTGATTTAGCTCTAATTTCATAGCACCTATCATATTCTGCCCACTTATCAGTGAGTGAGTTCCAATTATAATAAGGGTGCGGTAATTTTCTAAGGTCGATGTAAGCCTCTAGGATTTCGCTTAACTGCTTTCCCATTTCCGGTAAAACATCTTTGAATTTATTATCGTCTACTAGCTGAATGTCAAACTCAGCTATTTTATTTTTATATTTACTATTCGATGTATCGCTTGCTGGCATTGAACAGTTCCCCCTGTCGCCATGCAAAAAAATACACAGCGCTAGTTTTAATCTGTTGCTATGTCAAACTGTTCTGTAAATACCTTATATTTATACCATATCTAAATTTCTAATGCAAGAAATTATTTCACTTTAATAAACCCTTTTTTATTCTCTGCATAGTCAAACTTTATCATTAGCCTTGGTGGCAATTCGCTAATATCTTTTTCCCACGCCTTGCCAAAATCTAACTCAACACTTTCACCTGCAAAACCAATACTTGTTAATACTAAAATTCCTACTAATACTTTTCTCATTTTGCACCTCATTTGTTAATATTATAACATATACTGTCAAGTAATCTATTAAAACCCTGTTACTGAATCAATACAATCTTCTTCACCGTCTAGTAACTCTCCACCCTCGTAAGTTACCATTAGCTCATCTTCCAGCTCTTCATACTCTGGCGTAAACATATCCATATCTTTTAAATCTTCTTTGGTTCTCGCTGGCTCTGGTATTTCATCAGAGAATGAGTCACGCTCTAATGCGTAACGAGTAGCGTCTATTAAATCATCGTCCTTATCTACTGGTACAGGTAAAGCATTACCATCACTATCTTCTTTCCACTGGTAGGTTTGTATCTGATTTACATACATCTGACATCTTGGATGAATAATTATTGTTAGCCCCTGCATGAATTTAAGACCATGGTCTACACTCCCTGCTCCCTTTTTAGCTTTGAGTGCAGTTATCCCTAGCTGTGTATATTCTGCAACTGACTTAGGCTCTGAGCTATCACAGGTAACTATTTCATTCTTTACATGTGGTTTAACTAACTTTGCAGATTCTTTATTATTTAGTTTAGATTGGCATATCTCTTGGCATATATAAATTCTGGCATTATCTTTATCGTAATGTAACCTTACAAACGCAAAAGGGTGCACCCATCCCCAATCCAAACCATTTTTCCAGTTGTCAAAACGGTCCTCTTCAAACTCTTTTACTTCCCAGTTCTTAAATATTACATGGCCTAATACTCCCCAATTACCAAAACTATAAACTTCTCGGTAATAACGGTCCGGCTCATCCCTCAATGCCTTTTTATCATCTTCCTCTAAAAAATCATTGTCTTCAAACGTTGTCTTAAGGATAGATAGTCCGGGCTTCTCTACATATTTTTGGCCCTCAATCCAAAAGTCCACAAAATATTCTTTATAAATCCAGTGGGTTTTTAGTATCGGGTTGAATGACAAGTGCAGCCGTTTAGTAAACTTACTCTTCCCCCTGAGTCTCTTCTCTAGCTGTTTAATATCGTTATAGCTAGCTTCTGTTGCTTCCTCTACCCAAATATCAGTAATAACTCCCACTGCCGGGGTAATAGATTTGATCTTCTCTACATCGTCCAACCCTGCAAGTAAGATTTGGTTGCCTGTTGGAATGAACGTAATAACCATTTCAGACTTGTTTATATCGAAATACTTCCCTAGCTTAAACTTTGATATACTCTTCTTGATCTCATTGAACGTTGATTTTCTAAGGGTGTTTGCTGTCTTACGACAAATTAAATAGTTTCTGCCCTTAACTACATCTAAAACTGCGTTGTCTGCTTTGAATACTGATTTACCTGATGATGAGCCACCATAATATATCTGCACTCTGTTCTGGTTATTTATGTGTGGAATGTATACCGGGTTAAATAATCCCTTGGTACTTATTTTAAGTGTTAGCTGTTTGACCATCTATTTCAATAGTGACGTTAAGCTCTCTTTGCTTATTGTCTATTTCATATCGACCTTTTAGCTTGTTGTAAATATCAATGGCTCTTAGTTTAGTGCCTAGTTCTGCTGACTGATTAATCACAAAAGAGTGTTGGCTGTCTACTGATGAGTCATTAAATCCCTGAGATTCTATAAGTTTATTACCAGCTTCGTATATCTTCGTAAGTCTGAGCCAATCGTGAGCCCTTCTAGCGGCATTGTCGTAGCTTAGTATGCCTCTTGAGTTAATAAATTCTTTCTCTCCTAGCGCTTCTATGATAGATTGAGTACCGTTTCCAAAAGTATCGCTTGATTGAGTAAAGTATAATTCTACAAATAATTTTTCATTCTCACTTAATACTGTTTTAGATAGTTTACTTCTACATCCTTGTTTAGCCATTAAGCACATCCATTATTTTATTCAGGTCAAACATAGCCTTTGCTTCTGTTGGTAAGTTATTCCACATTCTTTGAAGCTCCATTTTATGTAGTTCATCTTTAATGGCATCTACTATTCGTTGTTCTGATTTAGTTAGTTTTGCCTTAGCCATTGCCATCTTGTTCGTACTCCATTCTAAAATCAATACCGTGCATATCGCTACTATGGGAATGTTTATTTACCCATTCGTTTAATGACCCTGTGACACTTCTGTTTATATCCCTAACTGTACTCCATCCACTACTAGGTGAATACTTAGCTAATACAAATATATCGTCGTCATAAGCCCATTCTTTAGGGTTGCACTTATTACATACTAATACCATTCTATTATTAGCCATTATGTTTCCTTCTCTATAAGGTCATAGTTTGCTAGTAGTGACTTCTTGTTTGTTCTTATCATAAAACCACCTTTTATCTCTTCATCTTTACATTCAAAGGTATATAGCCAATGCGTTATATTTACAATTATCACAGCATTTCATAGTAATCACTTTTTGCCTTTGGCTCTTTCGGCCTTTTTAGCTACTAATCTTTTCGGGGTTGCTTTTTTTGTATCAAAAACTATACCTAAATGAGATATAACTGCTCTTAATGTTTCATCCATAAGCTCTATTTTTGCTAATAATACATCTACTTTTAGCTTTTTATCTGCTGCTAATAGCGAGAATGGGTTCATTAAACTGCTTATATCATAAGTATATAAATCCTCTTTTAACCTTTTTTCTAATATATCGAGTTCCTTTGTTACTTTTAATAGTCCTTCTCTTGCTTTTCTGTCTTTCATCTGTTCTCTCCTTTATTTAATTAAACTTTATTCACCTTCTGGTGCTGGCATTTTCGTAAAATCATCTATCTGTATGCTTACACTGTTTAAACCGGCATGATAAGCCACTATATTTAAAACTCTTAGTATTGCCCATTTAGTAGGGGTTATAAATCCTGACTCTTGCCTGCCTAGTAATGCTCCAACATCTTTAGGTTCACAATAACAGGTAATAAATAATGCTTTATCTTCTTTTGCGTGTCTGCTGGTAAGTAAGAATTTGGTGTTTCCGTTTAGTAATGAAGATACTAGTATTTTAAATAAGTCTACAACTGCTACTACTTTACCGTGATTAACTACTTCTGGTATTTTTGTCTCTATCATTTCATTATGTCCCCCTAGTCCTGTTTTAGTTTAACGTTACTATTTTTTCTGATACCCCTAGCTCTTTGATAAACATTTGATGATGAAAGTCTTTATAGTCTTTCTCTCTTGCTTTAAAATGCTCAATTAGTCCATCTACTGCTTTAAATGTATCAGCAACTAAATCTAACTGAGGAATAAACTTAATATACTGATACATCTTTATCTCCTAGAGCTTTATTTACTACGCTTCTACTTTAGCTTCTTCGTCACATTCTGGTGACACTCTTGGACTGTCTGCTTCTGTCACCTCTTTACCTTTTTCAGTTTCTACAACTTCTGCTGTTTCAGCTCCTACTGATGCAGTTCCGTTATCAACTACTGTTTCTACCATATAAATCACCCCCCTCTTTATTTCACGATTTATTATAATCTATATCTACTCTATTTGCAATGTTTCACTTGTTTCAATATAAAATCACACCAAGTATTAAGTTTATATACTTTTTGTGCTTCTTTAGGCGTATAGAGTGGGTCAAGTAAATTACTCCACTCTTGATCTGCCTCTCTTTGCCACTTAATATCGTTGCATATCTTGTGGTTTATCCCAAGAGCCGTAATGATTAAAACTA